AATTTCAAACGTAGAAACCGAACCGCTATCATTAGCAATAAACCTTACTTCAATATCTCCTGTGAATGACGTTGATAGTGTTTCCGTGTAAGTTCCGTCAGTAGTTCTAACAACCCCGTTTGTTGTTCCTATTCTAATTTGAAAGTCTTGTGTTGCTCCACTAATCCCCGATACTGTGTAGGTAATTTCATAATCAACATTAGGACAAAGTAAAGCCCTTGACCTTACTTGTGTTTGACCTACAAAATCAAATGTCATTGCACCACCATCAATAGTAGCCGCACCCGTTATAACCCTGAATTGATTAGGAACATCGAAGTTGTCACCAATGAAACCGAATTGAGAACATTCGCAAGGGTCGTAAATGCCTAACTTATAGCAACCATCGTCTAAGGCTAATGAAGACCAGTCTTCAAAGTTTGCAGTTAGAAAGCCATTGTTAAACGTGTACCATGTGTCAGGAATAGTAGCTTCCGATACGTCTAATGTATCCGTTACATCTAACCTAACCCTCGTGTTGATTGGCTTGATTATGATGTTTGAAATAGACCCACCTAGAGCATCACTAAACACAAAGAAGAACGAAGCACTTGCACCGCTAACGGGAACAACAAACGATTTAGTACCTCCAAAGTTTACTTGCTGAACATAGCTACCATCAGCCGTTAGGAAGAACACCCCGTTGTTAAGCGTTAGGTTAAACGATACTTCAACGTAATCAACCCCCGACATGGTTACTACTTGGCTAATGTTGCCACTTGTTCCCGATACTGGAGAACTAGCAATCCCATTGTTAAAAGTCCATGTTCCTGTTTGTGTCCAATTATCACCACCACTAGCAAAGTCACCATTTACAATTACAGTTCCAGCCGTAGGACAAGCACCAAAACCGAATTGAATAGATGTTTCGTCAGTTCGTTCAATCTTCTGAACCCAATTAGCACACGGAAGCGTACAATTTTCTTCAATTCCAAATGGTAGTGGTTGATATGGTATTAGTGATAGACTCATTGTTTAGCTATTTTCAAATGTGCTTTTAATACTCCATTCAGTAATGCCATCTTCTAACCTTCTAGTCACATCATTTAAGAATCCTACTATTTGACCGTTAGGGTGGTTAACTGTAATAACGCCATACCTATCATCTAAAAAGTCTTGCCAATCTTGTGAACTTAATGGATAATCAAATGATGTTTTCATAAGGTAGTTTTCAGCAGGGTCGTAAGTCTTTTCAATAAAATCTAAATCGTTTACTTGAAAGAACGAATCTTGTATAACCTCGCTAATGTTAACTATGCCAACAGCTAACCTATCTCCTGCATCCATGTAAGTAGTCCAACTAATATTCCTTTCATAAGCACCGTTTACAAACACTTCAGGAGAACCACCAAGAGAATCAATTGAGTTTTGAGATACGGATGGCGCATATCTTGAAATAAATATGTTACCTGCAAATGATTGTGAGTTTGTGTATCTAATCCTTGCAATTGCCGTGTAAACCGAAGCAACTGGAGCTGTGTAGATGGTCTTTAATTGCGTGTCTGTTCCTGTATTCCCAACAACATCAGGAGGTGAATCTAAAGCATATGAAACATCAGACATATTACCGTTAGTGTCGAATCCTTCAGGTAGTGTTCTATCAGGAAAGTAAATCAAGGCGAATCTTTGAAGCGCATCAACTGTGAATAATGTCGGGTTGTAAAAGGCGTTTCTGTAACCCCTCGCACCGTTTTGATTCTCTCCTAAGTATTGGAATATTGAAAAAGGAACACCATCACCCCAACGCAATGAAACCTCAAAGTTTGTTAATAGTGAATTGTAATATTGTTCGGCTGAATTTATAGGATTTGTATAAACAACAGATTCATTGTCAATGTCCATTGTTACAATGTAAATATCTTCAGACTTGCCGTTAAAGTCTACACCACCACCACTAGCAACCTCAAGGTTAGACATTATCACATTTGGGTCTGTGATTAGTTCGGTCATTTCTAAATCAAGTATTGACTTAGTGTTGCATTGACCTCCTAAATGATACTCTTCAGACCTAAACCCTAAGAACGTAATATTAGGATAGTAAGTAAAATCGTCACTATCTTCTGATTGGCTTCCGAACTTAACTTTTTGGTAGAAACTCTTTACGTCTGATTCTTGCGTTACGGTTGTTGGGTTGTTAATTGTAGATACGTCAGACGTTTGTTTAAAGTACGCATCAGGCTCTACGCGAAGAACACCATCCTTAACATCAAAAGATAGATTGTAAAGCCTTGCCATGTCTCCATGAAAGTCTTCAAATGATATGTAAGGGAATAACGCGTCTGTGTTTCCGTTTCTTAATTCGTCAGCCGTTATTAACGTTGGAATACGAACTTCTGGATTGTTGTCATCAGGTAGAAGATAATCACTTTCAAAACCAAGTAATCCATCAGTCATAAACGCCACAAGCATCTTGTACACATCGTAAACTCTTACGCCTTGCCGTCCTGTTGTGTCGGGGTCTCCTATCGTGTTGCTCTTAAATAGTAGGTCTGTTTGAACTGATACCGAATCTGTAATATCAACATCATTCTTTGAGCGTGGCACATTTACATAGGCTTTAATGCCCATGTTGTTATCAATCAACGAAAGGAATCCAGCGTCTACAACTTGAACAGATACCTCGCAAATATCGGGTCTCCATTCGGCTTCATTCATAAATAGATTGCCGTTTAAAGTAAGCCCACAACCATCCTCAATTACTACTGGAATAACAGAACAGGCGTTGTCACGGTAAAGACTTCTTAAATTAGCGTAGTCTGAACCTCTAAATATCAAATCACCTTCAAACTCTTCTAGGTAAGAGCGTAGTTCAGTCGCGTAGTAAACGCGGTGCTTCATTTCGCTTAACCCTTCAGGCTGGCTTACAATACTAAATACGTCTGAAGTAATACTAAGCATGGTAACCGCCCCTTTTTTGTGTCTTGACTAACTTGTTCAAAGTGTTGTTTACCATACTCAAACCCCTAACGTTTGCCTGCCTATCTCTATCCATTGCGGATATGAGGTTGTGGTCTTTGAATTGAACGTTTAGGTTATTCCATTGGTTAGAATTAGAATCACCGTTATCTAACACGTTCTGAATAGCAGGGTAAACCATATTCTTATTAATCCACTCTTGACCGCTTCCAGCGTTTAACGCTTCTAATAAACCTGAGTTCTTCTTGGCGTGTTTGCCTTTAACTATAAACTCATCACCTTCAGCTTCAATCTTAACACCGCCTTGCGCGTGACTGTTACCGTGAATCTTACCTTTTGAATCTACCCATCCACCTTCTGCAAATTGAGGTAGTGGAGTACCTGCAATTACACCTATTTGAACAGCACCAAGACCAGCAGCAATACCAGCCATAACAGGCCCAAGTGGCAAGAAAGGAACGGTGTTAAGAGCGTTAGATACTGCTAAAGCCGTATTAATCACCGCTTGAAATATAGCCGCGTTCTTTGCTGCTATCGCACTCTTACGTTCTAGTTTTCTGCGCTTTTCATCGTATTGCTCACGTGTTATTTGTCCAGCGTTTAATTGAGATTCAAGACTTGCTAACTCCGCTTTGTGTCCTGCTGTTACTGCATCTGTTATACCTGAAACTATGTCTTTAACAGCGTTTGCATACGCTTCAAACTTCTCTAAATCTGTTGGCTCATCACCCTCTCCATCACCAAACAACCCTAAACCAGTAGCAGAACCGGGTGCGCCCGGAGCAACATTCGGATTACCTAAAGATGGGTCTATAAAGTCATCGTTAAAGCTATCAATCTTTTTCTTTAGCTTATCAACTTCTTTTGATGCTTCTTTATAACGTTTAGAAAATTCGGGGCTTGTGTCTAGTATTTCGTTCTGTTCTTTCAGTAACAGATTTAGTTCGTTGAGCGTTGATGATAGTAATGTTACAACTGGAATCCCTTCAGCCATTTCAGCACCTGTAAATACTTGGGCGCGTAGCTTTGCGTTGAGTTCTAACTCTTCGCGTAGCTTTTTCATTTCGGCTGTTTCCTTACCTAATAGTCTAGCTAATTCCTCCTCTAAAGCCTTTATCTTTGGCAGTAGTTCAGCTATCTTTTCACGTGAAACACCTTCAGAATTTACTTCATCAGTTAGGTCTTCAATGGCTTTCTTTAAGAAGAATACGTTTCTTATTTGCTCTTTTTGTACTTCATCAACCTTTATACTAGCATCATAAATGAGTTTCAGTTGCTTAATATACTCACGCAAGAACTCTTGGCGTTCCTTCTCTTTTTCAATTGCTTCGTTTATGTTTGCAATCGCTTCTCTTGAATTTTGGTATGTTCTTGTTTCCTCTAGTTCTGCTATTTTTAGTTGAGATTCAAGTAATTCTTGATTCTTTTTCAGCATCATTTCAGTTGCCCCAACCACATCACCACTAAAGGTTTTAGCTAAACTCTTGGCTGCTTTTTCTGCACCAGTAAGGTTAACATCTATACCATCTATTTGACCTGCTAAGAAAGCAAAGCCAGTACCTAGATTAATCAACGCTTCGCCTAATCCGACTTTAAGATTTTCACCTATTATATTAAGTTGAGCCAACTTGTCAGCCGTTGTGTCGGCTTGGTCACCCATCTTAGCTAACTCTTCTTCTGCAATATCACCAATGATTTGAGCAATATCACCAACGTTCGCAGCTTCAACACCAACACCCTTTAGACGTTCTCTTAACTCAACTGCACTAATACCTAAGTTGTCAAGTATCAACGGAGACTTACGACCAATACCCAATACAATAGAGTTTGTCAGATATTCAACTGATTCGCCTGTTTCTCTCGCCCTTGCTTGTGCGAACTTAAATAGGCTTGCTAAGTTTTCTAATGGTATCTTGAAGTTTGATGCTTGTACAGCCTTCTGCATCAACACTAAATCGCTTACAGTTCCTCTCGTTGCTTTTCTTAATCCATCTAATAGATTAGCACTATTAGCACCACCAATACGCTTAAAGGCTCTTTCTACGCCCTCCATTTGAGCAGCTAGGGTAACAGCTTCTTTACCTAGTGCTATTACTTGAGTAGTAGCAAAAGCAACACCAAGAGCAGCCCCAACCTTTGAGAACTGACTAACTAAACTACTTGATGTTTTCTTGAAATTACCCTCTATATCCTTCGCGGCTTTCTTACCTTGCTTAGATAGGTCTTTTACTTCCTTCTCTAGCTTGTCAAGGTTATTAATTGCCTTGTCAGTCTTAACGATGTACTCCGCGACAATCTTATCAGCCATTCCATAATCAAAGGAATCTTTAGAGACTTATTTAGCCTGTCTCTTATCGCGCTCGTTACGCTGCCTTTCGGTGCGTTGCACAAAGATACGCAATTCAAATAAGAATTTCTTACAAGACATTGCCATTAGTCTGTCATAATGTATATCATCTTCAGACAAAACATTACGTACAAACATGGTGAAGTTTACCGTGTTCTTGTTTACTCGTTCTCTAAGTTCATTGAATGAAGCAACTCCGTTCTTTGCTTTTGTGTCGCTATTACTTCTTGAAATCCGAGTAATAAGTCCTTCCAACTGTCCTTCGAAATTTTGAACTTGTTTGATAGGTCTTTTACAACGGTCAACCGAAAAAAAAAGCTGTCACCGTTCTCAATTGCGGCTTTGATGTAGTCACACTTTTCTTTGTGAATCTTGTCGTTCGTGTCCTTCGGGTCTTCATCTTCACGAATCAAATCATTCGCTATCATGTTCACCAATACGTCAACTGGAACAACGCTTTCAGCTAATGTCATTAGGTCGGTTAATCTAGCACCTGCACCAATCAAATCAGCTTTGGCTAAGAACGTCTTAATGTCGCTTACACAATCGGTTAACAGTTCTTTGGATAGGTTAGCGTTAAGGTATTGCGCCACTTGCATATTAGCAGCCATACGTTTAACTGAATGACCCATTTCATCAGGGTACTCAAACCATGCTTTGCCGTTAGTATCAACGAAAGCTAATGTAAGGTCTTTATTTTCTAGCACCTTAACCCAACGTTGAGCAATATAATTGTCTATCGTGTCGGGTGATACTTTAGATAGTATCTTGAATAGTATGTTTTTCAATGCTCGTGACTTTCTTTAATTCCCAACACCTTCAAAGGGTCGGGTTCATGTGTTAACTCCTGTCCGTATAGTTCAACGTAAGAACCATTCCAACCGCATCTATACACAACAGTACCTCCTATCAATTCAGTCTTACCAACTATAATACCCTCGTCTTGGTTTGGGTCTGTCTTAACGTAGATAGTATCTCCTAGTTTAAAGTTCATTCTCCTATTCGTTCAAGTATGTCAATCAATCCAGCAACCGCGAAGATAGAAGCAATAAACACCAATGGCAACCAATCAAACAAGTAAACAGTAAGGAAGTAAGAACCCCAAACCGATGACATACATAATGTGCAGAATATAACAGGCTTTAGAAACTTTTGCTTCTTTGTGAAAGACATCATATCAAAGTAAACGCTTAACTCCTTACCTGTGAACGTCCAAAGTAAACCATCTACTACTCGGTTAAGACCGATGATAGATAGGGCTGTTAGTGCTACGGTTTCAATCATTCGCTTACAATTGCTTCAGTTACAGTAACCCCGTTTAGCTTCTCAAATCTTACGGTAATACACGTTACAGAATCGGTTTCATTAGGTAGGTAGAACGCTTCCTTTTCAAGCATCGAAGCAGCATCAGAATTAATCCAAACTTCGTAATCAACATCAACAACACGAGACACGAAAGGAATAGCAATCTTACCATCTACTCCCGTAGTGACTTGAACGCCATTTAAACGCCCGTTAGCGGTGTTCTTAGTGTAAACCTTAACGTCAACTCCAGCCCCTGCAATCCAGTCAGCTAGGTAAACGGTATCAGCGCAGTACGCTATCGGTAGTGTCTTAGTACAAGGGGTGCAAATGCTCATAGTACAAAGTTAACGATTTAGTTTCTTTACTTCTCCTGTCTTAGGATTAACAGAATAACCCATCTTTTGCGCTCCTGTGATTATCTCACTAATACGCGCTCTTATGTCGTTCTGCGCTTTGATTAGACCGCGCATATTTCCCTCTAAGTTCTTTTGTTGTTCGGGTTTCATTCCTTCTTGTTCTTGGGTAATGTTCATTGGTCAAATATAGTAATTTATACGAAAGCCTTTTGCCGCCATCTAATCCACTTCATGCAATCTTTGTGGTTGATTGCGTATCTAAGACAATCGAGGTGGTCAGCGTGTTGGTGTACGTCCTTACGGTTGCTCTTTACAATTCCACCCTCTCCATTAGCTTCAACGAATCGCATATCACGTATTAGGTTCTCACATCTTGGGTCAATCCTAAAATCTATCTTATCCTTTCCTTCGCCTGAATGGTAAAGAACATAGTTCAAATCATTACGACTGTTAACGTGTCTAGGGTTGCCGCTTGTCTGTATTTGTTTCGGCTTAATCTGCAACTCCCTTCTTATCTGCTCGAAGTTACTAGCATGGTCTGCTTGGCTCATTTCGCGCTTGTTACCGTTGTAATCACCTGTTATAACACACCTCCACATATCAGCAGGGGTGAACTTCCTTTTAATCTCACCAACTGCCTTACCAATCGTTCCAGCTTTTATAGTAGCTTCATCGAATACCCATAAATGCCAACCTTCACTATCTTGGTACACCTGATAGAATATGAACCCAAACGGGTCAATGTTAAAGTCCATTGAGATGTACAACGGGTATTCCTTCTTATGCCAACATGACTTGATATGTGTTTCATCATCCCAATCATTAGCAAATCTATTACCTACTTCGATAACCTCCCAATCACCCTCAACAAAACGTTGATACTGCAATGGTGGTAGGTTGCGTTTAAGCCCTTCAATGTACTTGTCAGGCAAGAAAGGGTTATCTGTAATCTTTGCTTGAATGTACGCCCATGATTCAGGTAGTGTACCATCCATGAACCTATCGTAAAACAACTCCTTAACCCAATTATGAGTAGGGTTACAAGTAGCGAAGATTATACTAGGCACATCATGTCCAGCCTTTAACCAAGTTCCAGTACGTTCAATCAACTTGTCAAACGTTGCTCTTTGAAGTTCGTTTATTTCTTCAGCACCTGCACCGTTGATTTCAAGCCCTCTAAAGCGGTTTAGTTCCTTATCAGTATCAAATGATTCAGCCATGAATATAATCTGACTGTCATTCTTAAAAGTAACCGTGTACGTGTCTCTATTGAAGTCCTTAACGAATGATTGTAACCCTTCGGATAGTAACGCCTGAAAGGAGACTAGCGTAGTTCGTTTGAGCGTTGGTAATGACTCACGAACTATTACCCAACGTGAACCAGCGTACTCAGAACATAAGTACGTGAATAGCGTTAGTAACGCAACTGTTTTTCCACCTCGATATTTCGCCCCCTCTACCTAGATAGAAGGGGCTAAAGCCGTATAGCACCACCGTAGAGAATAACGTCTTTCTCTCCAGATAGTGCTAACTCAAACGCTTCACTTTGCTTCGGGCTTAGTTCCATTAATTTTCAATATAAACGGCTCATCGTTAGTTGTGATTTCTGTCTTTTGTTTAGGTAATCCCCAATCGTAAGACATTAGCAATTTTGCGGCTGCTAGTTGGTCTGATTCCTTTTCGCCATTTCGCATGATGTTAACGACCTTTGTAATCGTTTCTTCACGATATGGTGAAAGCATATCTCTAAGTCTATCCTCGTCTGCCTTTGGCTTCCTTCCAGCCTTTCCTTTAGTGGAATGACCACCGTTATTTCTCCGTCCGTCCAATTAATTTAGTATTGATTATTTAATTGTTCTCAAAGATACGGTTTCTATAATTGACAACTACCGCTATCAAACTAACGTTTTCATAGCGAGGTGTTATATGCAATGGCTAAACATCGCTTCCACAGTCTTTACCCTTTGCCCTGTAATTTCGGTAAGAGCCGTAAATGGTAGCCAATCGGCTTTAGTGTTTTCACAAACTATTACTTGTCCTTTACGTGTTTTGCACCAATCCGCAAGTTCTGAATAGTCTATACCATTAACCGCATAATGTTCACCGCCAAATTGATACGGTGGGTCAATAAACCAAGTCGCTTCAATATTAGGTAGGTTTTTGTAATCGCCAAATTGTGTTTTCCAATGCTTAATTTCAGGCAATAATTTAGCTACTCGTTTTAGTTGGTAGTTTGTTGTACTTGCCCAATTTGGCTTGTCTTTTACTTGGCAAGACCATTTCTGCACAATGTTTCTCGGTGCTATACTACCTCTATTTATGCAAAAACCTATCAAGTCTTTTAACGGCTTCGGTAAATCAATTTGGCTAATATCCTGCCCACTATAAAAGTCAGCGTTATTTAAAATTAATTCAGAACTTGCTTCGTTTATCAACCAATTCCAAATGTCGTGTATTACATCATACTTTTCGTTAAGCAACACGTTTTTATCTCGGTGCAAAACACTATACCAAGATGCACCAGCAAACGGCTCTATAATTAAGTCGTATTTAGGCAAAGGGTAAAGTTTCGCAATCTTATTTTTACTTCCGTAGTAACTAAACATAATTTCGTTTTTCAAATCCGCCACAGCATATAACAACGTGTATAGCAAATAGCCGATTAAGGTTTGTAATCAATTTTAAAGTTCGTGCTTCGGCTACTTGCCATACACAATTCCGTTACCCACAATATAAAATACTAAGTTAGTTCTTTTAACAAAGTCATTGATGTAACTACAATTCCTTCTTGTTGTTCTATTGGTAATATTTTATCCATTTTACTATTTCTGCAACCATACAAGTCTATGTAATCGCTAAGTGCTTTAATTAAGTTAAACACTTCTTTATCTGTATTTTCTAAAGTGGGTAACAATTTATAAAATTCATTGCTACTTAATGCTTTTTTAAATTCTATTTCTTTATACATAATTTTGTTTTTACTTATTATTTTTATTTACAAATACGCAACGAAATCTTATACTTTGCCGTTGTGCGCAATTGCTAAAGTTCGTGCTTAGATTTAATGAAATCATAAAATTTAACTATTGCAGTTTCGTATCTATCCTTTGCAGTTGAGTTAGCAAATGCCCCGTAACTCATGCCAAAAAACTCGGCTAAATCCTTTTGACTTAGTCCGAGTTCCTTTTTTATTTCTTTTATTTTAGATGAAAGCATAAAAAGCAGTTTTGTAGTTTACACCTCTGTTATCTAAAGCGGTTTGTAATTTGTCTAATCTAAAACCAGAAGTTCTATGTCCGCTAAAAGAATTTTGTTCATACCATAATTCTTTTTTAGGAATCATTACAACCTCAGTAGATTTGTCTTTTAGTCTAATTGTTGCAGGTATTAAAGTTTCTAAAGTTGCTTTTTTGTAATTTTCTAAAGTTGTCATATCGTTTGTTTTTATTATTTGATACAAATATAAGCATAAACTTAAACACAAACCAAATAAAATTGAACATCGGACATACTAGGCAGAATGAAACGTAAATAGTTAGTGCTGTTTTCATCCTTCCTTTGTTTTAGCTGTTAGTTTGCCCATAGTCCAGTAGACCAATCTATTTGACGTTCTCCAGTGGTATCTCCTTCTGGTAGTGTTCCCATTTCTATTTTGTTTTAGCGTTTGCTAGTGCTTGTTCACCTTGCAATCTTCCGTTTAATCTAATGTTGCTATTAACGATGTATTCCAAAGCATCCACCAACTCTCTATTAACTTTCCTCAACCGTTCAAGTTCTGCTGTATTTTCCTCCTTGCTCATCTCGTTTGTTTAATCAGTTACCACTATCTCGTTCTCAATTACCTCATCAATAGCCTGTTGGCATCGCTCTATAATATCTATCAATGGTCTTTCAGCACCTCCATCTTTGTAAACCGTGTTAAGATACTTGTCAACTTCCTTCCCGAAAGATAACCCTTTTAGTTTAATCTGTTGTTTAAATGCGCTTGACCCTCCGAAATCGTCAAGTGCTTCAACGAATGACTGCGCGAATACCATAGTTTTCAACGCTTGTTTGTTTTGCTCGTCCATTGTTAAATTCGTTCAGGGTGATAGTTTTCTTTTCCTTCCTTCACAACCTTATAGCCTAAACTCTTTAGAATGTCATCGGCTGGGTATCTAAATGATAAATCCCACTCATACCATTCGTTGAATTTCTTGATGGAGTGAATAATAGTGGAGTGGTTTAAACCTGCGTATTCGCCTATTTGAGTAAATGTAAGCACATTACCGCGTTGCTTTCTTGTCAACCAAAATAGAACAGCCCTAGCTAAAATGTACTCCCTTTTCCTTGTTTTGGATGAAAGCATTGTATCATAATCAATTCCAAAGTAGTCGGCTATTATTTGCGCGTGACCTTTGAAGTCAACCTCCTGTACTTTAAAACCAGTTCTTGGTTCTGACGTACAGATTATCGCTTTGAGTTTTATTCGGTACTCAGAAACCATCTTTTCAATTAGTAGTTCTTCTTGTTCGTTAATCATGTCTATCGTTTTTTATTGTCCTCAATTATGTATTTGAATATCGGGAACAGCGTAATGGCTGTTAATATTATGGCTAGTAGTTTCATTGTCTATCGTTTTGTTTGTCCAAATATATTAATTATTCCTTTGCTTCCGCTTTTTTATTTCTTCTTGCAGAACTTCCATTGCTAAAGCTGTTACTTTTTCCATCCACTTATCCGCCTTCCACTTATATTCTCCAGTGTCAATACACTTAACGCAATGCTCCCAAGATTCGCCAACCTTTCGAGTTCCTACGACTTTAAATGATTGACCTCTGTATGTGAAGGTTACTATCGGCATCGTTCAATAATGTATTTGAACTCATCTAAACTTCGCACAATTACGTAAACCGCGCCAGTTGATTCAGCTACCTGCTGCCATTCTTTTTGCGCTTGTGATTGTCTGCCAGTTGCATCTTTCATTTCTATACATAGCGGAGTTTTACCGTCACGAAGTAGGATTAAGTCACTCACTCCCGCTATCATTCCCATAGCTTTCCTTCGTGATCCGTCAATTTTGTTTAGTGGATTGTTGTTAATTTCAAACAACCGACCCCTCATTTCGGGTCTTTCATTCCACAACCATTGAACACATTCCGATTGTATTCGTGCTTCTGTCTTTTCCATTATCGAAGTATGTAATCTTTAAATGAACTGTTTTCAATTTCCTTTTCTTGTCTCCACGCCCAACCCGAACTATGCCCTTTCATCCTTGCATATTCCCTAATTGATTCTTTGCCACTTGCGCGAACTACTCTCCAAATGAATGAAGGCTTGTAAGTCTTAGACGCTTCTAACTCAATCAACTCAATCAAAGAAAGGTCGCTTATTCTCTTGCCTGTTAAAGTTGGTGGTACTTTAGGTGTAACCTCAACCATCTTACCTTGTGAAAGTTCCTTTTCTTCAAATGGAAATTCATACTCACAATATCGGCAACGTCTAGCAGACGCAAAAATCATTGAGTAACATTTCGGGCACTCTTTAACTGGGGCTACGTCTTGTTTTTTTTCTCGTGGTTTCGTTATCTTCCAAGTTCTAGGCTCTGCCCACATTCCGTGCTGGTCGTGGTTCATTCCAAAATCAAGCACTGTGAATCTTTCTTTAACCCCATCAATAACACGCGACCCCCTTCCGCAGCATTGCAGCCATAACGGAAGCGACTTAGTTGCTCGGTTCATTATTACCGTTTCAATTGTCGGTTCATCGTAACCCGTTGTAAGTATTCCGCAATTATTCAGAACAGGAAACAACCCCATGTGAAACGCTCTAAGTATTCGTTCTCTTTCGTCTGTTGGTGTTTTAGATGTAACGCATTCAGAAGCAATTCCAGCATCGTTAAAAGCCTTAGTCATATTCTCTGTATGCTTTATGTTCACGTTAAATACTATCGCCTTAGTTCCGTTTGCTTTTTCCTTGTATTGCTCAATCACTCCATCAAATAACTGTTGGTTGTCATAGTGCTGCAATAGACTAGCATCCGTGTACTCACCAGCCTTAGTAACTAGGTCGCTTAAATCGGCTTGCATTTGAAACGCTCTACACTCACTCAAAAATCCTTTGTCTATTAAGTCAGGAATATCAATGTTCTGAACTATTTCAGTATAGTATTTGAAAAAGTGTTTACCTACTGGTGTAGCAGTTGCTCCAATTACACGCGCCTTCGGAAAAATATCCAGCACCTTGGTAAAGTTCCCACGGTGTGCTTCGTCAATTATTATCAATTCGGGGTCTAACGCAGCACCTTTAGTTATTCTACGCTTCAATGTTTCAACCATTCCCACAGTAACCAACGCGAAAGGGTCGATTGTATAGTTTCCTTTTGCATGAATCCTTTGAGGTGTTATTCCAACACGCCCCATCGCTTTGAATGTTTGCGTGAATAGTTCCGTTCTATCCGTTAATACTAGCGTTCTAGTTCCACGCTCGGCAGCTAGTCGAACCATTTCGGAGAACACTACTGTTTTACCGCTGCCAGTTGGTAGGCAAAGGATAACGCGCTTGTGTTTGCTTGTAAAGGCGGCTCGTATTAGCTGAACCGAATCGTTTTGGTATGGTCTTAGGTTTATCATTGTAGTGTAGTAGTGTAGTTTAAAGTAGTAGGGTTAAAAAAAACGAAGCTACTACGCATGTATGTCAATGGTAGCGTGGCTTTCAGCCGTTTTGTAGTAGTGTAGTAGGGTAAATTATTATTATATTATATAGGCAGTACATCATCATCATCATTATATTTTTTTCACGATTCTGAAAACATCGCAAAAGTTGCATACTACGCTACTACATTAGAACGGAGCATCTTCGTCAATGTCAATGGTAGCGTGGCTTTCAGGTGTAGTAGCTTCATTGTAATCTAGTTTTACAACCTCGTAAACCTTGACTGGATAACCGTTAAGACGCTTGCTCATTGGCTTGCCAAAAATCCTTTTTAGCTCAATTCCAAATCTCTTAATGCCAAAAATCTTCTGTTTTGTACGTGTCTCGATTACGTCTTTAATTGCCGTTGATGTCATAAATGTAGAGTAAGAACCAGCCCTTTGAGTAGTGAAATGCTGAAGTATCAACTCTCTTTCAAATGGTGTTGTTTCAAAATCAGTACCCATCGCATCAAGCGCGGCAAGTTCTGACTTGTTAAGCTGCCACTCTTCGCCACTTTCAAAGGCACGAACACACTCCATAAACAACTCATCTTTATCAATAGCATTGAACGCTTCATGGTCAATTGAAATAACACGCACTGGAAGTATTCTAGTGTTACCAGTAGGGTCGTTAATTACGTCCTCTTCGTTAGACGTTCCGCAAAGTATAGCAAGTCGTTTAAAGTCCTCGTTATGCCGTCCGTATGGAGCGCGAAGGCTAAAGGTGCTTTTTGATGTTAGTTCTTTAAATCTCTTTTCGTCTTGCTTAGACTTGCCTCCCATCTCATCATCCATCACCCATAGCTTCTGGCACATTAGAATATCATCGTCTTTGCCTGCATCAAGTTTACTTTCAGCGTAGTATTTTCGCAAAGCTGAAGGCGGCAACCGTCTGAACCATTCCGTTTTACCCGTGTTCTGACCTCCTACTAAAGTTAGAACCGACCTTACAGGGTGACCGTTAATTGCCGCAATCCATCCTAAACACCATTTACGAATAAAGACGTCAACGTGTGGGCTATCTGTTTGTATTGTACGAACTAACGTATCAATGTGACCTCTACCATTTCTGTATCTGTTACGGTCAATGTATTCCTGTATTGGATTGAACTCGTGTGTAAAGTCTGAGAATATTATTCTATCAATCAATTCATAACTAACATCCTTAGTGTTAAACAATCCACGAGCGCGAAGAAATATGGTATTTAACCGTTCCTTAGTTACCTCTTGCCCGTTCTCCTCTAGCTTTTGAGTAATGTTATTTTTTCGTATTGGGTGGTTTTGACGAATGAACTCCATCAAACCTTCAATAATGTTTTCGGGGTCTGAAGAAACTTTGTTTAAATCAATATCATCACGCTTGTAAACTTCATTTGTTAACGCTTCGGCTTGCTCCCGTGGTATGTTTTCCATTTCAACAAGTTGCTGAACAACGCCCTCAATGTTACGGTTAGCCTTTTTCCCCATTGCCGCAACTTGAACTGCTCTTTGGTTATTAGTTGGAGCGTGAATACCAGCTTGTTTAAGCATCCAGTAGAACGTACCAACAGAAATCTTAGACCGTGGGGCGGTCTTTAAACATTCCGTGTACTTTTTGTCGGCTTGTGAACTATCGTATTTCGGAGAAGTTCCGCAAAGCGTGTGAAACATAGACCTTCCTTCTTCGCCAAAACCAACAGCGATTGACAACCCCAAGCGAAGATAGCTTTCATAATCGGGTGCAATGTCGTGACCTTGTTGCGCACATTCAAGGCACATTTCAGCGGCAACAGTTGAAGGAAGCACAAGCGGTAGGCTTTGAGTTTTTGCCTTTGGTTGTGCTTTCGTTCCTGACTTTTTCGCTCGTTCGTTGATAAACAAATCAGGGTCGAATGATACGAACCTTAGACTAGCAACCGATTTTGGTGCTTCGTCAACCGCTATTCCATACGTGGCAAAGTAGTAGTTAGATAACCAGCGATAACTTTCTTGATGTTTATCGCGGTTTACTTTGGCTATTACCACAACGCCTTTCCCACTAGCTGAATAGAAAAGAGAATAAGTGTAAGGGTCTGCAAGTAGTGCGCTCTTATCGTTGTAGTTGTCAATGTCAACGGCAATAAAACCGCTATGCTCAATCAGCAAATCGGCTTTTCGTTCTTTGAAAATACCAGCAACAGTAACGGATGGAATGTTCTTTTTCGCGTTGTCTCTTGCCTTCTTGTCGGCTATTGACCTAATTGCTATTATTTGGTCTTTCCACGCTCCGTACTTAACTGAGTTAAGAAAGTCAGCTAGTGTTATTATCTCATCGCAAGTGTGCGGCTGCCCCTTTCTAGGTAGGTTTTTGAATAGGCTGATTTTTGTCATTTTTTGAATCTAAAAGATGAAAGGGCTGATGTGACTAGCAACAGTAAAACGCT